CTTTTGGGGATGCTTGCAAGAAATATGTAGCTAGTAAGCGTAACGTGCTGTCGCCGTCTACTATTGGCGGCTATCAAAAAATCATTCGCGCTTTATCTGAAGATTTTAAGGCCATTAAGCTAAGCCAGGTCACACAAATTGATATTCAGAGCGAAATAAACCGATATTCAAAAGGCCGCGCTCCTAAGTCAGTCAAGAATCTTCACGGGTTTATATCCGCTGTTTTGGGTATGCACGCCCCTAATATGACACTTACTACTTCCCTTCCTCAGAAGAAAAAGTACGACCGCTATGTTCCAACCGAAGACGAAGTAAAAAGAATACTGGATGCTTCCGAAGGTTCTGAGTATCATATAGGTTTTCAGTTAGCAACACTAGGCATGAGACGCGCTGAAATCTGCGGCGTTACCATTGACGACATACACGGAAACCTTCTGACTATCAATAAAGACATGATATACGACGAAGAGAATCATTTAGTGACACGGGATAACACTAAGACCGAAGAATCTACCCGTGATATTTATTTGCCCGACAAGCTTATAGACGAGATAAAAAAAGCTGGCGTGATTTACGACAAAACCCCAGCTATGCTTGTAAAAACCCTTCACAAATACCAGGACGAACTAGGAATACCACGCTTTCGCTTACACGATTTAAGGGTGTTCTACGCTTCTTACGCACATCTTTTAGGTGTTCCAGACGTATACATAATGAAGAACGGCGGCTGGAAGACAGATTATGTGATGAAATCCATTTACAGAAACGCTATGAGAGACAAGACGGATGAAATGCAACGGGTCGTTACAGACAACATCATATGATAAAAAAATTGCCAGTCAATCGACTGGCAAATTTACTGGCAAGATATATAAAACTAGGGGTTTTAAACCGCGTAAATACGTTGTGAAAATCACTCGGATTTTTTGCCAGTTATCTTCGAAAAGGCCTGTATTTATGCGGTTTTGAAGGCATGAGACACGGGGGATTCGAACCCCCGTTATATATGCCTATCCTTTAGTATTTACAAGCATTTGCGGAATAAGCTGGCAATTTTACTGGCAAGGCTTTCGGGTTTATCTAAAACTTCTTCTGCTTTATCAAGTGTATCAAAAAGGTCGGTATCGTCGTTTCCGTTGAGCGCAAGTAACACTCTTATATATTGAATGTTGTCTTTTTCTGTCATAGGCGTATCTCCTTTCTGAGATAATCGTAGCATACGAATTACGTCATTTATAGTTCCGTATGTGACGTCCCGAAAGTGGAACAAAAAAAGGGGTCATGTTTCAGACCCCAATTTTACGACTCTTTATACATCGCCTGTAACGTCTTTACTTCAAGCGCCTTCTCTATCTGTTCGTTATGAAGGTACTCATAAACCGCCATCATATCTGCGGGCGGCTCTCCGTTAGTCTCTCGGTACTTTCTGATTATCTCCGTCACTTCCGCATGGAGTTTGTTCATGTGTTCCATTTCCTGTGTGGAAAGGGCATAAAGCACTCTTGAAAGCTCTGGATATTCGTCTTTGTACTCGATAGACAACATCGCGTATGCCTTTGCGTCGCATATTTCTTCCGATATCTTGTTGCTCAATACTTTGATTACTTTCATCGTTCTTACCTCATACGGGGGTATACGTTCCAAGCTGTGACAGAAGGTACTGTGACTGTGCGTTCACGATGTTGTTCGTCTGGCTTGTGAGTAGTGCCGCCTGTGTATCAGCAAGTCTGTTCTCAAGCATCATCGTCTTGATACCGCAACAACATGATTCCATCTTGTAACCGAGGTCAGCTATCTGTGCGCTAAGGTTAGAGAAACCGCCCTGTACGCTTGAACTAATCTGGTTGAACCCCTGGATGGCATTCACCAAGTTCGAATTTTGCTGATTCATCATCTGCATATTCTGATTAGAAATAAGCTGTGCTGTCTCGTAATTGTTGTTCGCACTAGACAGTGAAATCGCACCAAGAGCCTGCTGTGTAGACTGGTTGTTGATAGCCGCATTAACGTCTGCCATCGTTGCATATCCAGCCATAGTAGCATTACCACCGCCAAAGCCGAAGTTTCCGCCGCCGAAAAGAACAGCGATAATAAGGAAAGCGAAAATCCAGCCTCCGCTAAAAGTTGAATCTCCCATAGTTTTACTCCTTTCTTTGATTATTTAGGTATATTTGAATTTGCAAATCCACGTATTTGGTCTGCCAACTGTTCCATGTTGACATTATTTTTTTCGCATAAGGCTTTAGCCGTACCTTCTAGGTTATCTAGGTCAAGTCCTTGTAACTGCGGATTAGTATTAGCAAGGTTTTTAAGAAATGCCTGTGGACTTTCGCCACGCATCATAGCACCGAACGCTGACATCATCATTGAATTATTGCCAAACATATTCATTAACCCCATAAATACCCCCTATTCGTTCTCGTAAAAACACTCACCTTCGCCGATTATCTCAATTACGCAATTCAAGACTGTGATAATATGGATAAGCGGGATATCGTGAACATCTGCGCTTTGTATGACTTTTTCGTATAGTTTCTTCAAGTCCATGCTTAAATTTTGGCACAAAAAAAAGACACCAACCATGTACGGTTAGTGCCTTCTTTGTGTACTCAAAGTACCTTCGATATTTTGTTGTTTACTTTTCTACTGACCTTTTTAATGCCTTCTACGGACATATCCAGCGTTTCAGCTATGCTTTCCAGCGGTATACCCTGGCTTCGTAATTCAAACACTTGCCGTTCAGCACCGACAAAATTACAATTAGCCCTGTAATAATCAAGCTCTGGTACAGTAAAATCCGATACAACCATTACTTATACCCCCTACTCTGGGATTTTATCATCCCATTAGCAAGGGGTATAGTTACAGTTTCGGTGTTCCAAAAGTGGAACTATTTGAGGTTATTCATCAGATACATATACATATCTTGATTCAGCGCCCATAAATCGTCAAGGTATTGGCTTTCGCCTTCGAAGTACGCCGTTCTCTCTGCTTTCTTGACGCTTCCATTTCCGTCTGCATCTGCCTGGCTCTTGATGAGATAGTAGTAATAAGCGCCTTCGTAGCCGCCCATATTATACATTTCCTTTTTTGCACCAGTAAGGCTTTTTGCATCACCAACTAAAAGCTTACCCTTCGCTTCATTCGACAAAGAATTGTCATTTATTAGCTCTGGGATTTTATCGGCGGCTCTTGTTATACCGTTTTTCTTTAACTCCTGGCTCTTTCGTATCGCCGCGTCATCGTTTCCAAATAGCTTCCTGGCGTTCTCATACGATTCTGTGTTGACTGACCCATCCTTTTTTACGAATCCATAATCAATGGCGGCCTGTCTGTCTTCCAGATATCCTTCTGCTCCATTAGGATTGTTCTGCTGTTGGCTTGTATATGTTGATGTATTCAGTCCAAGCTGTTTTGCCTTGTCTCTATCTGCCGCATATGCTTCCGCACCGCCAGGATATTCAGCCTGTTTCTTCACATATGTATCATGGTTCATATCGAGCGCTTTAGCCGCCACGTCCTCAGCTAAATAGCTTGTAACGGCATCTGCACCTTCGTTTTTGTAAAGGTCAACAAGCTTTTGAGCGGTCTTGTCGAGAGACTTTCCACCTATATCCGAATCGGAAAGGTTTTTAGCTATTCCTTGTGCGCCTTGAAGCATCTTGATTTTTTGTGCATCATCAAGGTTCTGATAAGCGTCGCTCTTGATAATGTCCTGGTACAGCTCGTCGGTTGTCTGGCCGTACAAGGTCTGATACTTGGTGAAGTCTTCTTTTGAAAGCCTTACGTCACCGATTTTTCCGTTTGATACCTTGCGATATACAGGATTCTCGGAGTCGATTTCATACAGCCTATTAAGCTCTTTGTCTACATCATCGACAGTTCCATGCTTAAAATATCCAGGCGATACCATCTGGTCAAGAAGCCTTGTGCCAAAATTATTACCGAGGAAGTAAGACGCAAGCCCTTCGTTCTGCTGTACTTGACCGCGAGAATCAACGTAAGGTTCATTAGTCTTTGATAAGAATGGAAGTTTATTCTCTATTTTTGTTGCGGTCTTGTCTAGCTGACGTTTAACAGGGTTGTCCTTGTCTGTATACGTGCTTCTTCTCGTATCGTCAATGGCTCTTGCAAACTGTCCAGCCAGCGTCGGTACACCCTGGGTAAGATATCCAGTCAATGCACTTGTTCCAAACGTACCTATCGCACTCTTTAATCCGCTATAAGAAAGGTTTTCAAGAGTATTATTGATACCCTGTAACATTGACATTTCTGTTATAGGCTCGGCTATTGTAGAGAGTCCGTCTACGATAGCATCGAACGGGTCTACTTCATCGCCCTTTTTCATTTTGTCGAAGTAGTTAAATGTTTCTACTCCAGCAAACAAAGGTAATGCCATTGGAGCTAACCAGTCAAGGGTATAGGAATTATCGCCTATTTTAAGAGCGTAATTCTGTTCTCCCTGTTCTGTCTGCGCGTTGTCAACGGTGTAATTGTCGTCCTGGCCGCCTGTAAGAAGTCCTTGACTTGCAAGAAAAGCGCCAAGTGCATATATTCCACTTCCCGTTAATCCAGACGCAAGGCTTTCAATGGCTTCTGACGGGTCTACGCCGCCTTTAATAGCCTTATACATTTTTCCAACTGATTTAACAAGCTCAACGGGCGAATACTTAATACCCTGTTTAAGAATGTTTATAGGTGTTTTCTTAAACGGTACTAAACCTTCAAGCACATATCCTACAGCTTTACGTCCAGCCGTGTCACTACCTTGCATCTTCTGTGAAAATTCTGTTAAAGCTTCCGCAAGTTTGCTGTATTCATGGAATGTCGCCTGTTTAGCCTGGTCAACCGCGTATGCGCGTCCTTTTTCCAGTAATGCCTTGCTTGCATCATCCGTGGCATCAAAGATTCTTTCATCAGCGCCATTAGCTTTAAGGAATCTAGCCAGCGATTTTGAATACTTTTTCTTTAATGCTGTGTAGTCTTCCAGGTCAAGTAAGTTGCTGTTAAAATCGTCTATCTTAGACAGCTTTTCGTTGTTAAATGAGTTACGCGCCCTAGAAATCTCGTTCTTGACGTTGTATTTGTTTCCCATATCGTTAAGGGAAGCGTAAGCTACATCGTCTGCATCCTGTACGGCGCGGTCAACAAGTCCCTTATCCTTAGCATCTAACAACGCTTTTGTACGTTCAATGCCCTGGCCACCTTTATTTTTGCTATATCTGTCAGCGGCTTCCTCAATAATCGCACCTATAATATCCTTAGTCTCAGTAACCATCCTGTGAGTGGTATTACCAAGAATATTTCTTAAATGCGTCTTAGGGTTGCCAAGCATAGCCAAGTAACGCCAAGCATCCCACTGTTCATGCCAAGTTCTCTTACCGCCTACATCCTGTGCAAGCACCTTAAATACGTCTGCTTCAAGGTCTGCCCTAGCTTTACTTGTTGGCGGTACTGTCTCTATCTTTTTGTAGAGTTCACTTACCTTATCGAGCGCTTCCTGTGATACTCCAGTCGTACCAACAGCCTTATACATAGCCAGCATTGTGGCTATATCCTGTTCGCTTGCGCCATTAGCAATAGCTTCACGAATACGGTTGGCATTGGTTTCGTCCATATCAAGCTTCTTGATGAACGACATATCTCCGCTCTTGGCTTTCTCTGCCATCGTCTTATATTCAGCGCCAGTTTTCTTGTTATTAAGCACTTTCTCAGCTTTATCAACAAGATAATCACCGACTTTAGACAGCGTACCTTCCTTTGTTCCAGAATACGCATAGTCACGCATACCTCTCAGCACTCTACCAGCTTTCTTACCTTGTATAGCCTGTTTCAAAAGGGCTAAGTTGGTGTATGCCTGGCTACCAGAATCAAGCGCATCATGGAGAACGAGCATAGCGGTATCAACATCCTTGCCGCTATCCCAGTCTTTTTCAAAATTCTTCTGTGTTACGCCTTCTTCATCAGCAAGATACTCATTAAGAGCTTCTTCCTGTGACTTTTTGCGGCTCTCTACGTCCTTATTGAAAACGCCCTTTTCCTTAGCATTTTCAAGCATCTTCATGTTCTCTTCGGATTTTGTAAAGAGGTCGCTCTTTTTTAACGTATCATAGCGTCTGCTTATATCGTTTTCTGGAGCGGGCGGTTCTTCGGGCGGTACAGGCGGTTTGCTAGGCGGTACATTGTCGCCGCCATTATTAACAGGCGCTTCTTCCGTAGGTATTCTATTTATATCTTCGGTAGGCGCTTCTGGTACTCTGGGCGGCTCATTCCCATTATCCCCGCCGCCGTTCTGTAATGATTGACGCTCCTTTAAAAGCCTTTCTCTTGTCTGTTCTAACTGTCTTCTGACGTTACCAGAAAGAGCATCTTCTATTGGCGCACTTGCATTTTCGAGATTATTCCTTGCGGCTTCTCTTGTTGCAAGTAAGAAACGATTAGTATTATCTATAATCTGATTATCTGTTTGTTTGATTAAATACCTAATATTTGCTCTATGGTCTGCGAGTTCCTGCGCTGTTAAACGGTGTTCCCTTCCACTCGGCAAGGTCGTTGTCATTCCGTCTTGTATCTGGTCAAGTTGTGTTGACAACATAGCTCGACGACTATACAAATCATTTATCGCTTCTGGAATATTAGCGCTAGATTTTACAAGTTCTTCATAAGGCAATACGCCATCTTTCAGTCTTTCTAATCGTTCGTCGATAGCCCTGATATCAGCATGGTATTTTTCTAAGTCTGTATTTGTTTCTGAACCGCCATACTGTTTTAGTTTTTCGTCTATCCGAGCAAGATTATCGTCAATTTCCTGGAGTCTTGGATTTTGCGGCGCTTTTGGCGCGGGTGCTTCGGGCGCACTTTGAGCGTTCTGTTTAGCGATTCTCTTTTCAGAATTATAGATATCTGCAACGGGCTGTAACCGAGAAAGGTACTGAGCCTGTTCGCCGAATCTGCTTTCGTATGTAAGCTTATTACCCTTCTTAGTTGTGTATGTAGCATTAGTAGTCTTGGCCAGATTATCAAGCTCCATGAGCGCCATTGTAAGCTCTCTTACTGAATCATCAGAGCCAGTATTTATAAACTCTCTTATAGCGGCCTGTGCCTGTTTAGCAAGGTCTTTAGCTTCGGGAGTATCGCCAGCAAACTTTGTGGCAAGGTTAATCTGAGAGAACACGCTATCATACTTGCCGCTGGTATCATAAATATTGTTCTTCTGTTCAGCCGTTAGTACGTCCTTAACAGGAGTAATGCCGCCTTTAATCTGCTTTTCAAGTCCCCTATTGTCTGCTTGAAGTTTGGAAATCTCGGCCTTCTTTGCTTTTATCTCTGCCTGTACCGCTTTTTTGAGGTTGCCCCTGTAAAGATTCTTAGGGTCTTTTTCAAGAACGCTTATCTCATTTTTAAGCCTAGTTATAGCGTCTTGGTTAAACTTACGCTGTAAATCAGCCTTCTCAAGCTCAGCACCTTCAAGCGGCTTCTTGTATCTAGGATGATTCTCTATTGGGTTGTCCATAAGCCTATTGACATTTTCTCCAGTCTGCTCTACATTAGAGTTAGATAGAGGAGAACGCGGGGGCGTTTCGGACGTGTAAGACGGGGATTCCGTTTCTGGAATAGCATCAGTCACCGTGGTAACTCTATTTTTTATGTCTTCTGCATTTCCAGTTACATCTCCAACCCTGTTTGAGTTTTCATACACAATATCAGAGATAGACTTTCCGCTAGCCAAAGCATTATCTAGTTTGTCTGTACTCATGTGTATTATTTCTTCGGGTACTATATGTGGATTATTCTTTCCACCTATGTTCTCAACAACAACAATGTAGCCCGTATCTTTTTTTACGATAGCGAACGCATCTCTTTGATTACCCGCAAGTCCATTCGAAATGTTTTCGACAATATCTGGGTCAATAGACGCATCTATAACCTTATCAATGATATCCTCATTGTACGCTATTTGATTTCTACTCGTCTCTTTACCAGCATCGCTATGATTAGTTATTTCATGTTTTAACTTTCCTAGTTCAATAGCAAGATACTTCCCAGATATATCTTTTGTTCCACCAGACGCTTGATATAGCATATCAGCAAGCTTTTGCGGAACAGTTGTCAATCTTACCTGGTTTTTTACAATAGAAGGGTTGTCGGTTTTAGATACAAAATCAGAATATGCTTTCTTTGCCTTATCCTTAATGCTTTGTATAAAGCCAGGTTTCTCAACATCTGGTAAACTGTTAATATCAACAACACTATTTTTAGGCGTAGTGTTCCCACCTAATTCTGGTAATTTATTAGCTGTTTGCGTGTCTGACACTTTATTTTCGGGTACAACTTCTGGCACTTTGCCAAACACCGACTTTGCGCCTTGCATAGCTGAACCCATACCAAAACCAATAAGTCCAGAAACGCCAAGCTGTTTAGCATAATCTTTGAGAACGTCGCTAAGCGCTTGTGTCTCGCTCTCTCCGTTCTGTACTTTTGCAAGATAAGCGCTACTTAACTCCGCGTTTGTACCGTTTAAGAACTCGTCAAGTAAAGACTGTCCGATATCCTGGATAATATTCTCAGCACCTTCACCAAGTCCCGCCATAGCGTTTTTAGCAAGAAACTGTTTAATTCCTGTACTCTTTATGCTGTTGACAGCAAGCTCTTTAGCTTTTTCGAGTCCGACTTTATTAGTGAAGTAGTCAAGAATACCAGCGGCCGTACCATATGCCGAAGCTTTACGGGCGCTAGAACCCCTACCTACTGCGCTATTTATGGCTTCATTAGCGGTATTTCCAGCCAGCACAACAGGCGCACTTCCAGCCGCCGCACCGACACCCATATCACCTATACCCATTGTAACGTCATAGGCTAATTTGCCGCCTTCGGTTTTAATGTTCTTTTTTACGCCTTCTCTAGGGCTATTCTTGGTTGTTCTGAATATATTGGATAAATACCTATCATCGTCTGTAATAGCGCCCATAGCGGCGTTATACAAGCCTTCTACGCCACTTCCAAGCGTGCCAACAAAAGAGCCAGCCGAACCAAGTACAGAATGTTCTTGTCCTAGCTTTTCAAGGTCTTTGCCGTACTGTTCTGTCTCTTTCTTATAAGCGTCAGAATGGAAAGTAAGCGCCATATCATTTAATTCTTCGGGAGTCAGACCATATCTGCGTGATAATGTCTTAACAAAATCCTGTTTGTTATAACCGCCCGTTATCTTTTTTGCGCCATACTCATTAGCCCATTCTTCTCTTACGTCTGCGCTCTGGTTAGCGTTCTTATAATTAACTTCCGCAAGAAGCTTAATATCATTAGCCAGGCGGTTGTCTTTCATAAGCTTGTTGTATCTATCTCTTTTTACAACGTAACTATCGTCGTTTATATTGTTCTGAGCCTGTTCTTCTGCGTATTTCTCGGCATAGTTTCTTCTCGCTCTGTCAATATCAATACTGGACTTATTACGACCAAAGCTACTTTCCCAATTATTATCTGAACTAAAAGAAGCGCCCATGCCATCAAGCATGGGCAACTTCGGAATCGAGTTTACTTGTTCCTGGGAAGTTCTGTACTGTTGTTTACGATTAGATAACTGTCCGTATGAACCTGTGTTAAGGGCTTTTAACGCGGCTTCCGATAAGCCAACTGAACCATTGTCAACGTATATTTGTCTTCTTGCCATTAAAGTATTCCTCTATTCAGTAAAGACTTTTTAATAGTGCTGATATTCTCCTGCGGTTTCTCTTGCTTGCGGATAACCCTTGTCTCTAAGATTAGGTGTCCTAAGAAGATTTGCAAGCGCCTGTATGTAGTAATTCGTTTGTGAATTAGGCATGAATGTAGCATCTATCGTGTTTGGAACGTCGTAGTTGGTTTCAACCTCTAAATTTCCAAACGGTGTATTTATGTTCTTGTACATATCGGGAATATATTGCTGGTCGCCAGGAAGAAACGCACTAGCAAAATAACCGCCGTTCGGTGCATAGTTAGGTGTGCTAACCCTACCCGCTCTCAGCATCATGCTCTCGTCGTTATTAGCTAATGTTCCATAATCCTGTGACGCTCTTCCGCTATCCCATGTTGTTCTATACGCTCTCATATTATTTCTCCTTTCTTAAACCGCTCTTAAATATTTAATCCAGTCACTTAATGTGTTGCCATTACCCGCTTGATTTACAACAGTCATGCCAGGTGTTGAAACGCCAGGTACGTTCTGGGAATCCATAAGCGCCTGTAATGCGGCAAGATTGTTAGTTACCGTAGGGTTGCTAGCCTGTTGTACCGCTACCGCGTTTACGTCGTTAATTGCTTCCGTAGGGTCATACTGGAATGAAGCGCCATTAGCAATAGCCGCTTTGAGAAGGTCAAGATAGTTCTGATTCTCTCTCTGCATAAGCGACTGATAATCACCAAGTGCTGATATCTGGTTATTAGCCAATGCGTTTTCAAGCGACATAGCTTGGTTTGCTTTTTGCAAGTTAGCGCTTGCAACGGCTGAGTTATACGCTTGCTGTGCCTGTGACAGATTATCCGAGTAATTACCTTCAAGGTTGGAAAGGTTATTATTCATTGTGGTATTGATGTTATTACGAGCGTTGCCGTAATTATTGGACATATTAGCCAGCGTTGTCTCTGTTGCGCCGCCGTTAAGTCCTAGCGCCGACATCTGCTGTCTGAGATTCTTCTGGGACAGCATTTTGTTTATATACGCTTCTCTCAAAGAGTTCTCCGCATCCTGGCTTATGTTAGCTTTAGAACGGTTGTACTGGTTAGCAAGCTGGTTTCTCGTTTCTGAAAGATTATTTTTAAGGCTTGAAAGTTGATTATCATATGCGCTATTAAGTGCGCTCATGCCCCTATCATAAGCGTTCTGCGCCGCTTCACGCATTTGTGCAAGATAATCTGAATAATCGTTCTGTCTGTAAGCCGCCAAAAGTGCATTGTACGCATCAGCGTTTACTTTATTAGACGAGCTAGAAGAACTACTTTTTGACGAACTACCGCTTGACGAGCCGCCCGATGATGTTGTTCTCGGTCTTGTGCTTGCTCCAGCTACGCCGCTACTTGCATAAGATGTAGTTGTTCCTCTTGAGCCAGGTGCGCCCTGTGTCGTTGCATTAGGCGTTACCATACCGTTACTGATATAGGATGTTCCAGTATTGTATTTAACACTAGAATCCCCTATATATTGCCTTTTCTGCGTTGTTGCCATTCCTATACCCCCTTAAATAACATAAGTGTTCTTGCTGTTCTTGCCGCATATCCATCCGCTAGGTATGCGTAACCACGTACACGATTTGGTCATCCGAATTTCCTTGACCGTGACTTGTGTACCCGCTTCCAAGACGGCATTACCCGCCAAAGTCTTTTTAGCGTGTTTCTTTGCGTTCTCCGTAAGTTCATCAAACGGAAGCATCTCGCCGTTAGGTTCACGTCTAACATTGAGGTCTTGAGTCGTGATATATGTTCGACCGACTTCCCACTGAGGAAAGTTTGGAGAACCGCCCGTGTCGTATGCTATCAAGCCGTAAGTCTCAACGGTGTCGCACAAAGTAGAGACGTAGCTTGAACTGGTAGCGTAGCCGTCAGCCTTTAGATATTCCGCATACTGTTTATAAGTAACCGCCGTTTTAAGATTGGCATACCGCTTTGTACTTATGAAATCGTAATATCCAGCAACACCTTCCTTCATGCCACCTGGATATCTTCGGAAATACGCATTGACTTGTGTTAGTTTGCCAATGGTAAATTCCTCATTGGTCTTCATGTTGACCGAGGGTTTACCAGCCAAAAGCCATGCCGTACCGCACTTCAAACCGAAGTAGTTATAGTTGGGCGGTAGGCTTAGTTTTGACTGTCCGTGGTTGCTCTCGATAATTGCTTGAGCTATGACCGTTGAAAAGATGTGATACCCACGTTTTGTACCTTCTTCAACGATTATCGGAGCTATTTCCTGTATGAACTTTATTACATCCGCTTTAGCCATTTTCTGTACCTTTGTAATAGTTGTATGTGCTTATCCCTAAAAGGACTCCGAGAAGAGTGTCAACCGCCGCTATCGTACCGACTATCTGTTCACCGTAAGGAAGTCCCCATATCTGACTCAGTGCAAAATAAAACGCCCCCAAAGCTGGAAGCGCTATCTGTGCGATGTATTTAAGAATGTCATAAACCTTTGAACTCATTTTCATATTCATACCCCCTTTAACTTATCTTGCTTTCCAAATCGAGTATTCGATGATTAGCGACAGAAACCTTTTCTTCAAGAACCGATGTGCGCTCGACTACTCCGTTGTGACGTTCGACTCTGGTTGAGAGTGTGTTAATATCGTTTCTAGCGTGTCCTAACTCGATTTCGATAACCGCGATTTTCTGTTGGAGATTAGCGCCCATAGCCGTAACATCGTCTTGCAAATGTCTTAAATCATTCTGCCGAATATCTTGTATCTCTTCCCGATTCTTCTCGTGATACTTGATAAGTTCAGCCTTGATATCGTCCCTTTGCTTATCCCTATCTTTCTTCATCGTTACTTGAAGTGTTAAAAGTGTAGTCACAAGTGTTACAACGCCCGCAATAAGAGCGCACCAAATCTCTGTTGGCATATCATTTTCTCCCATCAAAAAAGCACCCTCTCGGATGCCAAAATGTTGTAACTCGACAATTTAACTCGACTATTTGCAAATTTAACTCAAATATCCGAATTAAAATGCAAGTTAAATCAAATTAAATAACGTAAACACCTATTAAAAAATATCGGCTTTTTCTTTAATAAGTTATGTCGCTTACGTTTCATTCAGACTATCGCAATCGGCTTAAACAACTCGTTCAATGTCAACTTTCTTCTGTCAACAACGTAAGTCTTATTAAGCGGAACAGCAGGATTTGATACAACAAGATATTCTTTGCCAAGTTCTTTATCCAAAACGTCCTTATGGTCTGGATTACAATAAATAGCATAAGGTCTTATTGCTATCTCCATATCTTCTACTGCACTTTTGAAACCTTCTGCTGAAAAGTCTAATCTTGTCGTTGCATTAAGCATATCACATACCCCTTTCTAATACCATTATATCAGAAAACGTGCTATGATAAAAGGTTAAGTTATTTCGCTTTCGTTTCATTATTTGAATATTATGTGAAATACCCTTCGGGTTTGTTTTTAAGCGGAATAACATCAAATATGTTTACATTTCCTGTATGAGTATATGATATACTTCTAGGTGTAATTGTCCACGCTATTTGGGTGGAGTGATATGCCCATTGTCCACCACTTAATGCGTATGTTTGCCAAAAGGTTTTTGTCGCTACATCTACAAGAAATACTTGAAATAACGTGCCATCGGATTTCAGTAAAACCCAAAGAGCCTCGGCATCAAAATCCCAATTCACGGTTATTGGATTATCCGATACATCTCCATATAAGACTTCATATCCACCACCGCCGCTTCCGCTACTCGCTCTTATTAACATCTTTATCTCCTATCCTACTTGCAATATACCCGACTACGACACCCAAGCAAAAAGCAAAGAATAAGCCGTAGCCGAATATGTAACCGATGTTTCCCATAGTGTTTGTTTCGCTTTCCGTTTATAAAGCGAAGGAGTGCCACTATCAGAATGACACCCCTTCTACATCAATTATTCCCCTTCGTTCGGTTCGGGCGGCTCGGGTGAAGGTGTCTTGTCCCAAGTCTTGCTATTCTTGTCAACGATGTTTTCGTACATATCCTTCATCGCAACAGTTCCAAAGGTATAAGGTTCTTTGCCGTAATACTGACTTACAAGCTCACCGTATTTTCTGACGGCCGCATCCTTGTCCGTTGTCTTCAGCTCGGTCTTGTAAGCCCATCCCCCATTAGTTCCGTTGTAGAGCTTGTAATCTACAAAATAAGTCATTTCCATCATAGTTCAAAATCTCCTTTACTTTAATACTCTTAACGTCCACTTCGACGTTCCGTTTACACCGCCGTTTATGTCATAAGCAAGTTTTATAGTTCCAGGGTCAGTACCATTTGTCTTTGTATATGTTCCTGCCCATGTAGGAACTGTTACACTTCCCGTTGCCCCGTCATCATCATAGTAGAGGTCATATCCATAATTTGGATTGAGGTTATCAAATGTAGCCTTTCCGTCTGCCTGTGTCACCGATGTGAGATAATAATCAAGTCCGACTGTTGCGGCTCCGTTTGCGTTCGCATAGAAATAACTGTTAGAGCTACCTTTTTGTATGGTAAGTGCGCTACTGTTGACTGTCGGTATTGACGGCAAGCTTGCTCTTGTTACGCTTATCTTTCCATCCGTCTCAGATACCGCCGATACATACTGTCCCGAAACAGCCGAATCCGAAACGTCAAGAGCGTCTATTGCGGACTTGACCGCTTTACCACTCATACCATCTGATGACGTTCCGCTATATGTATCTGTAATTGTTGGAATTGCGGGAAGACTTGTTCTCGAAACAGTTATCTTTCCGTCCGTCTCAGATACCGCTGAAACGTACTGACCCGATACCGCCGAGTCTGAAACATCAAGCTTTCCTATCTCGTCCGATACAAACGACTTTATACCACCAGCCGTCTTAACATCACCAGACGAGTCGTAGTCGCTCATAAGCATATCGCCAGTGGATGAACCACCACCAGCCGCGCTTATCTGAATACCTTTGTCGGGGCTTGATAATGCCGTTATTGTAACGTTTGAACCAGCGTTTATCTTGAACGTATCATTGTCGCCGCTTGCTACAAATGTTGTGCCAGCGGAAACGATATTCTTGAATACGTCCGAAGCTCCACCGCCACCTATCGGATTTCCGTTGTAAGTAGGATTTCCACCCGCATCTTCACCTATCTTGTCAATGTAGGTCTTATTTGCGTGCGTATGTTTCTTGCTTACCGCATCAGAAAGATTTGCTTCCGTCTGTGTATAGGTATCAAGTAACGCTTTATTACTGTGTGCGTGCTTCTTTGACACCGCATCGGCAAGGTCTGTTTCCGTCTGTGTGTAAGTGTCTAACAAAGCCTTGTTGCTATGCGAGTGCTTTTTTGATACAGCATCTGCAAGGTCTGTCTCCGTCTGCGTATAGGTATCAAGAAGCGCCTTGTTTGAATGTGCGTGTTTCTTACTTACCGCATCCGCTAAATCTGCTTCTGTCTGCGTGTAGGTATCAAGCAAAGCTTTGTTAGCGTGCGTATGCTCGTCGGCCGCCATTGAAGCTATTGCTGTTTCCGCTGTCCCCAGGTCACTTGATATGGAGTTAAGAATAGTTTGTAACTTGCTCCCTGTCCTTCCAGTCGGCGCAACGCCGCCTATGTCTGCCGCCGCTGTTGTTGCTTCAAGCTCTGTAATTAGATTATTAAACTTTGGAGCTACAACTTCTTTAGCGGGTGCATCAAATTCCTGTTTTAGCGCCGTTGACGAAATTGTGGGCTGGTTAGGGAGTGTTGTTGCACCCCTTGAATTTAGGTCTGCTGGTAAGATTCTTGTAAATGACATTTGTTTTACCCCTTATAATTGCCGCTTTCTACATACTCCAACGCCAAGTCAAACAAACCAAAAGGCTCATTTATTGAGTCGTTTTCTACTTTGAACCTGGCCTTATCCACTTTCTTTACGCGGACTTTGGTGTGTGCTACCTTCTCGGTTGTGTCTGTCGAGAATGAAAATCTCTCAAAATCAATGTATTCAAAATCAAAAAGCACACCGACGTTTCTATCTTCTTTAATAAACGTCCATGCGCCTAGCTTTCTTGAATACATTTTTATTGATGTTTTAAGTGCGGTCATCATTCTAACCGCAAAATACCTAAACGTCTTGTTCTTATAGAAAAGTTTGCCGTCAAGGTCGGGTGTTTCCCAGCAACAATAAATAGGTTTGCCGTCATCGTTATAGGATTCCAGGGCATCTGCATCCGTATCAAATTTACAAATACGGCCATCGTGCGTGCCTATCCACAACGCGTTTTCATCTGTCCATATCGAGACTGTTGGAACATCCGTACAATAAAATCCAACGTATTGTCTCGAAGAATAAGGGTCAGACCTATCCGTTCTTGTTGCTTGTAATCCATCCAGAATGTAAAGCTTATTGTTTAGGGCCAGAACATACATATCGTTGTAGACGGTCGCTACCGCGTTTTCCATGCCGCTCTCTTTTGTAAGCGAACCGTTAAGGTAAAACGACCTATTCTGGCTATATTTTTCGCCTGTAATATCCTGTGCAGTAATAGCATAGATACCAGACTTTGTAAGGAATAACGGTTCGGTTTGAAGATACCCAAACGCATATGGAGCTATAACGCCGTTACCCTGTAATGTGTTTATAAGCCTAAATGCTGGCTCAGAAGTTCCCGTATCATTATTTACAACAAGGTCACCCTCTCGGATAAATACCGCCTGGGAATTATCAAAGTCATCCTTGAATGTCGCCAAGTAGTTATTGACTATTGCATATCCAACTATTGCCGAAGCCGCCGACCCTAATTGTGAATATCCTGTATCGGGGAAGTATGTCGGGTCGTAATCTTGCGAGTAAAAATCCCAGTTGGGATAATCGGGATTTCCTGTAAGGAATAATCTATCTGCCGCACCGCCTACACCAAAAAGTGTACCCGTTGTGCATTTAGCAACCCTATCCGAATATCCTGGTACTGTTCTATACGCAAGAATCTTGACATTATCTTCACCAGTTAAAGGCGTTGCACCAGGAGCGGTAAGAAACTTTATTATTCCAGCCGACCTATCAACTGTGTAGTCCGTGCCTTCCGTTTTCTCAACCCAATTTCCGTATTGGTCGAGAAGCCAAGCCTTAGTAGTTGTACTGTCAAGGCTGTTAAAAGATAAATGAAAATTCTTTTCCGAAGCATGAGAACTATCAACCAAGAACTGTTCGTAGAATCCTGGCTGAAGCATATTCAAAGACTCGTAAGAATTTCCACCGCCATCTGGAAATTTTGAAATTGTAACAAGTGGTATATAACCACCTTCAGTATTTATAACTTGGACGCTTTCATCACCTATTGAATACTGGTAGATATTCTGTCCATCAAGAATGAAAAGCTTTTCGTTTAATTGCCATGACTGGCTTAAATGCTGGTTAGCATTAGAATATATCTCGACAAGCTTATTACTGTTGCTTGCCCTAAGATAGAACTTGCTTCCCGCATGGTATATGTAATTCTTTGATGATATATCGTAGCTCTCTTTACCAGTACATTCCTGTACCATAATGTTAGAAAGTTTGATATCCGATGTACCAGTCGTAAGCGTACCGTTAAGAGTTACACGAATATCGTTGACATATCTTCCTGTTCCAAAACTTACATAGAACTCTACGTGCGTATTGGAAACAAACGGTGGGTACTCTGTTTCCCATGATGTAGCATAATAGTTTGTGCCGCCTGTTCTGTAACAAGGATAAACATTTATGCTAGATGCGCCTCTGTCCGTTGAAAAGTAAAGGTCAAACGAGACTTTGTAATATCTAACGTCACTCAACGACGAATCAGCTATTGTAATATCTTCAAAAGGCTGGTTCGTAGAAATTGAGTAGTTATCAATAGTCGCATAGTTTTTCGACTTGATATTGTAAACGTCGGACTCGTGAAATTCCTCGCCTACATCTTCGGGTGCGGCGCTCCACTGATAAAGGTCGTTCTTCTCGTACATAAGCGAGAAATTCTTTATCTGTACGTTTGCCGCTGTTGAAGACCAGAAACTTACTGTTGAAGCATAACCAGGTTCACCAGCTTCTATCATTCCCGAAAAATGTTTTGCAAGGCCGCTGGTGTTTTCCATCCACGCCCCAGAACTTACTGTGCCAGCAATTCTTACAAATACGCTTGCATCCGAGATATAATCAAACTCAACATACATTGGAGTTTTTCGCGTAGAGTCCCCATATATTGCGTTTGCAATACCATATATAGCTTCATATCTATTTGGTGTTAATGTGTACGTCACAAAGGAATCTGACGTTGCCAAAGCTCTGTTTACATTGACAACCCTGTTGCCGTCGAACACTCCAGCTCTGAGTTTATGGAATCCCCATATAGGGGGCGTCGTAGATTCAAGCTTAAATATGCCGCCATTATCTTCTGGCGCGGCTTTCCATAAAGCTTTTGTTTCAAAGTCATCAAAAGAATATGACGTTTTTCTAAATAATCTTAACTGTTTTACCCGAAGAACATCGTCTGGGTCGTTAGAGACATTTTCTATATAGAATTTTTTTATGCCGCCATGACTAGAATAGTCGCGTTGAGCATAGCTCCAGAAGTCGTCATCATAAGGTGCTTCATCCGTGCCTGTTCTTGTTTTGTAATCGTCGTAGCCATCAACGCAAGTGAAACCAAAATGAAACGTACCTATCCCGTACATAACCACTTCATAATAAGGCGCTGTTATCGGCTCGTCATCCGTAGCAATTTCAAACTCAACTCTTGTGCCATCGCACGGGACTTCTATCCATTCGTCAGATGTTCCTAGTGCGCGGTTTACATCTGTGCCGTCTGATATAGTAATCTTTGTCTTATATCCAGTACGTTTTCTAACCTTACCAGGTACATTTCGTACCATGTTTTCAGCATTGGGGCTTCTTGTTTCCTCAATATTCGCTCCACTATTGGTAAGGTCAACGCCCATGAACTCGTCTATTACAAATATGCTTCTTTTTGGTGACTTCGGAACTTTGAAAGAAACGGCCATTTAAATCCACCCACTCTCGCTTGTGAACTGTTCATATGCCGAAAGGTTAGCACTATTCACAAGTCGGTCAAATCCTACCTCAAATTCATTTCTATAAGTTGTGGCTATACCGTTGTCGTCATCTTTATAAAGCTGTGAAGCCATATAAAGCGGCAATAACGCATATACTTCGGGGTCTATCGGAAGCTCATATAAGTCATCCGTTAGAGTCGTTATTTCTTCTGGATAAGCCCTATAATAGATAGTGAAATTTCCTATCATATCACGGTCTAATACTAGAGTCTTTGTGCCTTCCTGGTAAAAATCAGATGTTTGGAGATACTTTTGATAAGCCCCCTCATAGTAAATGCCCTGGGGGTCTATCATGTAGAAATCTGGTGCTAACGCTTTCATATCGTATTTGACCTTATTGGTAAACGGTACAACATGGTCTGCGTCAACAAACGTCTCTTTGTAGATAGCAATATTCTTTAACCCCATTGGATAAGACGTGTGAAATTCGAACTTTACAGGGTCGTTATTGGTGTTTACGATAAGACCCTTCATAGGGTTGTAACCAGTTGAGTCAATAGTCAAAGTATCTATGACTGTACCCGCAACTGATATATCGCATCTGCCTGTTCCCGACACCTCAAAGTAATAAGACTGTCCGCGGTCTGCTTGGTATGAATAATAGTCTGAAAACTCATGAATTGCGCTAGCTTCATTATCTGAGACAAGGTTCTGAATATCTAACTGTGATATTTTGACTTCTCTGGTCAAGAACTTGCCAGCCGTTGAAAGTAGGGCCAATCCTTCGTTAGCGGCGTGCGGCATAGCGGCTATATAGCCCTGTGTTGATTCATCAACTATTAAGGTATCATCAGCCGAAAACATCTTCTGTAATGTAGCTAGTTTTAAGTCATACCATGTACTCATAGCATCCCCTTATTTATCCAAACGTGCTATAAGGTCTGCCTTAGAACCTTTAGCATCAAGTCCCCTGTCTGCACATAATTTCTTTAGCTGTGCGTAGGGTAGCGAAAGATAGTCAACAGTTTCGTCCTTTGGTTCTTCTTTGACTTCTTCCTTTTCCTCAGTTTTTACAACGGCCTTTGTAGATTTAGAAGGCTCGGACTGGATTTCTCCAGTCCAAGTTCCTTCGTAAATGCCGTCGCTAATAACTTTAGTTACTCTGTAAACGAGCTTATCTTCAAGATAAGTGTCGCCTACTTTAAGTCCTTTAGTTATCATGCGATTCTCCCCCTTTTATTATGAAGGTATGCTCTGTCCGTTCTGTGCGCCGCCCATGATGAATGCTCTCCAATCATAGAAGCCAGCACTGAAACGGCAATATCCGCTCCATTTAAGGTTTCTGGAATTGATATCAACCTCGTTAGCAACGTCGAGCGCTACTCTGTCGTAGAATACGCCAGCGTTAAGCTCTTTCTGTGCTTCCGAAGACATAAGGATATAGGGTGCTGTGCCAGCCGCCGCTGTCCATCTGTGGTCAACGATTAAACCCCAAACACCCTTCTGCGTGTTGATATCGTTGTAGTTTGAACCTACGATGTTCTCCGAGTGAAGGATTCTCTTAATGAGGTCTTCAAGTGCGGGAGTGTTACCAGGAATGATAATCTTATCGAAGGTGTAACCCGTTACGTTACCAGACTGGTTAAGGAAGTTACGTCCGATGTTCGCAAGCTTATAAAGCTGTTCTGAACTCGTAAGTGCCGTTGTGAAGACGTTACACTGCGTAGGAACGCCTGTCTTCTTTCCAAGATGGTCTGTTGCAAAGAGTCCCTTGCCGTCACCAGTGGTCTTGTCATAAGACTTGCCACCATAGATAAATGTTGCACCTTCTGATACAAGAGCGTCCGAAGCGAACTGTGCGCGGCTTCTCTTGTAAGAACGAACGAAGTTAGCGGCCGCAATTTTCATCATGTCGATGTCGCCGTCGTCTTTCGCTTCTCTTGTGCAAGTAAATCCCTTGATGAACTGGGTATGCTCGATAAGCTTTGAGAATCCCATCTGAACATCATCAGCAACAGCGTTATCACCTTCTGCAACCTCTACGAAGTTACCAAACTCGGTCATTGAACCCTGTTTCTCACCAAACTTCTTGGATGTCTTTACGTTGTAAAGAGCCTTAACAAGCTCGTCATCCTTGTTCTTTTCTGTGTCTGTGTCCTGGATAACCATTGAAAGCTCGGTATCTATTACCTTCCAAGCTTCATCGTTAAGTCCACCATGCTTACTAAATGTTACAGCCATATCTTTTTCCCCCTCTCAATTAGTCCGCAAATCTACCAACAACCTTAGAGCCAGAAGCCCCACCAGGTGTAAGAAGCTGGAAGATTCCGCTTGCCGTAGTAGCCGTTGCTTTTTCGCCGTTTGTTGTAACCTTCTGACCAACCTTGAGAGCAGAACCAGAAGCCGCAAGCATCGTTTCCCACTCATATTCGGGAAGCACAACTGTGCAAGCAAGCATATCGCCTGTCTTTGCTACGGTATCTTTGCCGTTGTAAACAAATTCGGGATTTCCTGTCGTTGTAACAGCCTTGCCCGTTGAACCATCGAAAGCTACAAGGCATCCATGAGCATATGTAACGCCGTTGCTGGCTTCGATTTCTTTCTCGATAGGTGAAGCGCTAGACTCGCTTCTCAAAAATTCAAATGCCATAATTAAGTCCCCCTTAACTAATGTGTAGTTTCTTCGCGACTGATTTATACAGTTCGCTTATCTGTTTCTCTGTCTTACCTTCCGCTTTCCAACGGCTCATTATCTCTGCGGGTACATCCACGTCATCATTTCCAGCGGCTACACCATTGGACTGTGACTGTAAGTGTGACTTCCCGCGCATCTGGTTAATCGCCTGTTGTCTGGCCGCGTCATTTGTGTGTTGCATAAAGTTGTCAAAATTGACCATCTTGTAAGCATCTACAAGGCTTGCGCCTTTATTAACGCGGTCAAGGATTTCGGGAAAGTTGGGTAGTTCGAGTAAGTCCTGTACGTTCTTTATGTTAGGGTCGTACTTGCCTACTTCCGCTACGTCCCGCTGTATCATCGCTTCTGCTTCTGTCATCTTTGAACGTTCAATGACTTGCTTAGCTTGCATAACAACGGGGTTGGCTTCTATCATCCTGTCAATCATTTGCGGGTCGATTCCCTTTTCTTCAAGTTCCTGTTCCCGCGCTTGTCTCTGCTGGAAAGCCAAAGCGTCCACATAATCGTGGATATTTGATATTGGCTGGCCAGTTACAGGGTGTTTAAGCCCTTGACACAAAGCCGCTATCTGATTATTAAGGCCGTTCATTTCGCCTTCGTACCTACGGCGTGCGTCTTCTTCTGCTCTACGCCTAATAGCGGCATATCGCGCGTTGTCCTCTGCTGACTGTTCGGGCGGCTCGTCGTTTCCGCTTTCCTCTGTTTCGACTGTTTCCTCACTTTCAACTTCGGTAGTTTCTTCTGTCGGTTCGACGGCTTCCGACGCTTCTACGTCTGCGACCTCTCCTTCCTCTCCGAAAAGTTGTAAGTTAAGGTCAAGAAGATTCTTTTCTCTCATATTCAATTTTCCTTTCTGATTTTTACGCTGTTCATGCGAATTTATGCACTAAAAAAGGACTTCTATGAGTCCTTTGTTAGCCGAGTGGTAATTCGTCCTTTACGCTATCAACAACCTTGTTGTAGTTAGGACAATTCTTGTTTACACAAGTTAGCTCCTGTATGATGAATAACTTTGTCGGTTCATTTGGTGTATCATCGTTTTCAACCACATTCTTTGACTTGGTTATTCGCATTTCTAAGTTACATAACGGGCATTTCATTTAGCATACCCCCTTCTATCGGCATAGCCTGTTGTAATTCTTGCATCTGCTGGGCTTGAGTTTGTTGCTCGGCCATCATCATTTCTATCTGGCTCAAAACATCACCAGCGTTCGGGTAATGATTCTTTTCCATCAATGACCAGTACAGTCTCATAGTCTCCAGCGAACCAAGCTGGCCAAACGCACCACTTTGAAGCTTCAAATCTATTTGTTGCCACATAGCTTCTCTGTTGGCCATCATTGTGGAAGTCGGGTCTGTTTCAAATAAGAACTCGTCGTTCCAGTAATACTCACCCGCGGCATCCTGTTTGATGAAGTCTTTCTTATCAAGAACATCAAAACTCTGTTCGCCGTTTATACCGCTACCAGTTATCGGAAGCGGGTCGTCCGCATATGCTAACCAAAACTGGAACATCAATTCGTAAAGCTTTGCATAAGCGTCGTTCTTCATGACTCGCTTGGACTCCAAACGTCCCGCCGCCTGGTTTATCTGATACTGTTTTGCCGTACCAGAAACAGCGGAAGGGTCGTATTTACCCTGGAACGAGTCAGTGATACCCAAAGTCGAACGTGCGTCTTCATATGCCTTATTAACCATCGTCATATCCTGTTGGATATTAACTTGCATATTCAGAACGTCTATCATCGACTTCTGCTGGGGGTCGTCAAGCCTTACAACTTTTAATTCCTTATCAGTCGTTTCAACCTTGACACCTCTGGGTAATGTCACCATTGAGCCGCCCTTTAAGGTCTTTTCTGCCGCCTTTGAGCCGACTTTCTTTATTAAATCCTGTTGGTCTTCTATAACCTTCACGTCTGAGAAGCCTAACAAGGAATTGGCTTTTGAAACGTTCTTACGAACAATGAGCGGATATTTATTCGGCTGGTAATACTCTATCCGTATAACTTCGTCCGCTTCTATCTGAACAGGATTCCCCATTTCATCAACGCCAGCATCCCGCATTATAGGATTTGAGATTTCCTGTATCTTGTCTTCCGATACTTCAAACTTCTTTGAACCGCACATCGGACATACCTTTTCTTCTGTCGTGTAACCACATTCCTTACACTTTCTGGTACGCCTTGCTTGGTAGTCGTCAAGGTCTTCAAGCGTATAGTCGTCTACCCACACGAAACGGCCTATTTTGCCGTCATTCTTATAGTAGACGGTGTTCACTGTGACTATATCCGTATCAGGCCCGTTTTCGCCTTCTGCGCCCCTTATTTCCTTATATTCCTCAGAAGCATCTTCTACATCAATGCCATATTTGTCTTTGACCCACTTCTTTGTCTGCGCGGTCTGAACAAATACGTAATCCATGTCTTCTATCTTAGAAACGCCTGGCTGGGGTATAACCTGTCTAGGTAGTATCTCAAATACGTTTACATCACCATAATTTGAATGGAATCCCATCGTGTTGTCCCACTCAACAAGAAAAAAGTCCCCACCTTGTACGGGAACTATTCTCTCCATCTGGTCATTAAGTATTGAAAGCTTGAGAAGTTTAACCTTATTCACTAAGGCTCTCTCGATAGCAAGCGCCAAACCTTCGTCACCTTCATGAAGCGCTGTGACTTTAGGCATCGGAATCGACGAGTCAACCTGGGATTCTATCAATTCATACGCGATATTTCTGACGTTTATAGCCAAATCTTTGGCCGCTACGTTAGTATTCGGGTTTCCGTTGACTTCCCGTGTACCTTCGTAAACGCCTTGACACTTGTTTATCTCTTTTAAGGTGTTAGCATAGGCAATTCTCGCATTTTCAAGCTTATTACGCCATTTATCACGCTTTTTATCTTCTGCTGTCGGTGCGATACTCTTTTTAACCTTATCCATTACCCTTTTTAACCTCATTCTGGTTCACCGTACTTCTTTAGCAAATACTCTCTATCATCTCCGCTGGCGTTCTCTATGTCTTCCAAGATGGAATTGTGCCAGCGTTTCTCTATTTTATCGTAGTCAACTTCGGGTGAACGCACCCACCAAACGCAAAAGCATCTCAAAGAGTCCACATCGTGCGTCAAATCGTGCGGGTCTTTTGCGTAAACGTTCGGTTTTTTCTTGTCTTTCTGTATTTTCTGTAAACATCGGTACAAATTAGGCGCACAACCGTCCAAAATCGTCAATTTCGGGTGTTCATCGACGGGTTTTAACCACTCTTTCATGGATGCGCACCCCGCGGGGAAGTCCCTTGACGTTTTTGTGAGGTTTATTCCGTTCTCTGAGAACAAAACCGCCCTTGATTTACCCGTTTCTTGGCTTCTCGACCACAAATCGGACGGTGCAAGCCAGTATTCTATGTGTTCGTCACCGCTCATTGACTGTAAAATGTCACAAGCCGCGCCTATTGTCTTGTCGGGAGCGTCATATTCTCGGTAAATCTGCGCGTTCCCCTTAGTATCGACTTGAATCCAGTGTGCCGAAAGCATATCTAAACCGTAGTCGATACACACATATCTCCGTAATTTCCCCTCTAATTCCTTATCAACAAGGTGTGTTTCGCGTTTTACCTCTGGGAAGTAAGACCCACCAGGTACAGTCAACGCTTCTTCTATGGTTGCGGGGTACTCTTGCGTAATCATATCCCCCATTGTACGTTTGGTTTGCTGATACCAGATATCGTCTCTGCGTGGGTCTGCATTCCAGGGGATAAAGATTTTATTAAAACCGTTGTCTGGGTCGGTAAATACCTTTTCGAAGAACGAACCACGTTCTATTGTGGATAACCCTATTACTTGGCCGCCTGTCGGTCGGTTTATCGTAGGGTAGCCAGCCTTCCAAATGTCTTCCGCAAATTGCTGGAACGCCCATTCGTCAAACACTATAAGGTCTGCCGTAAATGAACGGGCCGCATTGGGCGAACTAGGGAAGCATTTAAAGACAGAATCGGGGTGTGAAGGGTAGTGGATAGTCAGAATTAAAGACGTGTTTTCCCACGTTGCGTTCACCCAATTTATTGGCTGGTCTTTCTGTGGCGCGAATAATGCCCGCATATTATCTAAAATAACGGTCATTCTTCGGACTAATTCTTGCGCTTCGTCTTCCGTTCTGGATAAACCTATGACGGTTCTTCCAGGATTGAGCATCTTCCAAAGTGCATAATGCAAAACAAGCCAAGTAATACCTAACTGTCTCGCTTTAAGTATCACATTTAGCTTGTTATCTCTAAATTGCCCTAACGCATCTCTTTGAGCATCCCACAAATCAAAGGGCTGTACCAACGTCTCCGCGTCCTTGTCCTCAATGTGGCCGTATTTTTCAACAAAATACTCTAAGTGCGTTCGGCAATACTGATATTCAATTTCTCTAAGTTCACTAGGTTTATATTCCATAATCAAAAAGGACTACCGTATTTGCTGGGGAGCGGTAGTCCCTTTCATTGTGGAGAAGTACATTAACATGAAAAACCATCACGAAACTTTAACCGCTACCATAATACAGTATATTTTTATGCAAAAACATGATTTAAGCTAAGAAATTTTACAATATTCGTCCAAAGCTTCATCATACATCGTGTGTGTCCATCTCTCCGACTTCCCGATTATCTCCGCTGTCTGCTCAAGCGTCTTGTCCTGGAAATAGTAATATATCAAAATCTTTCTCAAAGAAGCTGGCTGTATCTGCCCCACTTTGTTCATGCACCGATTCTTATAATCAAGGTGTTTCAAGAGCATATTCGTGAGTTTGGTTCGATATTCCTCTACCTTCACCATAGCTTCTTCTATCTTGTTCCTCGGACTCCCCATGACGTTTACACCGTCGTAATTCGTCGTCATCCGTGTCGCCACCGCCATCAAACGCTCTATCTCTAATTCAACAGAACGTATGTCTCTCTCCATGCTCTTTATAGGTTTAAGCTCCCTCTTAGCTTCGTTCCGTGTCATCTACTCCCCTTTCTTCCGCGTTAGCGGAACGATTTTCTGAAAAATCTGCCATATTCCTGTATCGCTCCATCCGTTCGTTGATTTCGCGTATAACTTTCTCCCTATCTATCTGCGGGAAATCCTTTAGCGCCCAGTCCTGTTTGGCCAGTTGCTCCCGCACCCACTCTATTGTCTTCATCAGTTCTTCATACGTCATTTTATGACTACTCCCCCGTAATTTTTGATACTCCGTCCTAATTTCTTAGGAATACTTTAGTACGCTAAAGCGACTTATTTTCATATAAAATTTGCGAGCGGATATATGGTTTCCTTCGCGCCGCCATCGCGCTCCCACGCGGGGGGGGGTGTATGTGC